ATGGACCACCGTCGGGCCGCGGCGGGGCACGCCGGCGCGCTACGCCACGGTCAGCTACACGCCCAACCTGCCGGTGCCCGCGGATATCGCCCAGGCGGCCGCCCAGCTGGCGGCCTTCTGGCTGGTCAACCAGCTGGACCCGGCGCGCTACGGCCTCTCGCGCATCGCCTACGGCCACGAGCTGACCCTCGCCTTCAGCCGCATGCAGGCGGACGGCATGATCCCGGAGGACGTGCAGGCCACGCTGCTGCGCAACCGGCTGGTGATCGTCTGATGGCCCTGCCGTACAGCAACGCGCAGGTGCAGATCCGGCGGCAGTCCTACAACGCCGCGACCAAGCAGACCGCGGCCGCGACCCTCCCACAGCTCGTGCCGATGTACATCCGCGATATCGCCCTCGACCTGCGGGCGCAGGGCATGGCGGCGGGCTTCGACTACCGGCTGGGGTGCGACGGGGCCACGGACCTGCGCGACGGCGATCAGATCGTCGGCTACAACCCCGCGGGCGCCGCCGTCCCCCCGGTGCTGACCGTGCGCCACGTGGGCTACCACATGCCCGGCACGCCGTACGAGTACAAGACGGCGCTGCTGGCGGCGCTCAAGCCAGCGGGGAGCAGCACCTGATGTGGGTGACGATCGACGGCGGCGGCCGGCTGCACGCGCTCGGCGGCCGCTTCATCCGCCAGGCCGTGACGCTGCGCCGGTTCGGCGTGGCCGTGCCGACGACGCTGGTGCGCGAGATCCAGGACATCGTGACCCCGGTGCTGCTGGAGGAGACCCCGGTGAGCCCCGACGACGTGCCGGGCAAGCCGCACCTGCTGAGCGCGACGGAGCGGCCGCGCGTCAAGCTCTCGATGGGCGGGGGCCTGAGCATCGTCTGGGGCACCGACGCGCCGTACGCCCCCTTCGTGCTGCACGATACCGCGCCGCACACGATCATGCCCCGCAACGGCAACGTCCTGGCATTCATGGCGGGCGGCGGGATGATCTTCGCACGGTACGTGCATCATCCCGGCACCAGGGCCAATCGCTACCCCGAGCGCGCCGTGGCGCGCACCCGGCCGGAGATCCGCGCGGCCCTCGTGCGGAGCGGCCAGCAGATCCTCGTGGGGTTCACGTATGGCTAATCCCGTCAACGCCGGCGACCCGGCCGAGTACCTGGCGGTGCTCGCCGCCATCCTGCCGGCCGGCACGGCGGTGGCGCCGGGCAGCGTGGTGATCCAGAAGGGCCTGCAGGCGGCCACCGCCTCGTGGCCGGCGCTGATCCTCAACGCGCCCCGGGTCAAGGACCGGCGATCGGCGATCGGCATCGGCGGCGCCACCCGGCAGGCCAGCTTCGAGGTCCACGGCATGTACCTGGACCGCTGGGAGAGCGGCACGCGCACGCTGGAGCAGATCCTGGCCGACGCCAACGCGGCGCTGCAGCGGATGAAGCACAACGTGCTGGTCAACCCGTCGCTCGGCTACGACAGCGTGATCGCCGGCGACGACGTGGAGATCGCGGTCGACGGCCCGGTCCACGATCCGGGGCTGGGCTTCACCCTGGTCACCGGCGAGATCGTGATCTCGATCAAGGGCCCCGCCTACACCCCCTGAGCCGCCCGCCACCCGCCACCCGCTCCGCCGCGCCGGGCCGGGCCGGCCTACGCCCCCTAGGAGGTCACCATGCCCCGTGTCCAGTTCACCGGCGATCACCCGCAGGCGCCCCCCGGCTACGAGCTGTTCGAGCCCGGCGAGGTGCGCGCGGTGACCGAGGAGGAGGCCGCGCACCTGACCCGCAACGTCTGGTACCGGCCCGTCGAGGATACCCAGCCGGCCCCCGCGTCCGCGGTGGCGCCCGACCAGGCCCCGCCGCCCGCCCCGGCGCAGGCGTGGCCGGACCAGCACCCCGTGGAGGACTGACCCATGCCCGTGCCCGTACAGTACATCAGCAACTACGGCTTCCTCGGCGTCGCCAAGGAGGCCACCTTCGGCACCCCGCTGCCGGCGACCGACTACTTCGCCTTCGAGAGCGAGGGCTTCGAGACCGATCCCGGCGTGCTGCCCGTGCCGACCATCCGCGGCACCCGCGCCGAGAACAACACGTTCTACCTCGGCGAGATCAAGACGGTCGGCAAGATCGCCATGCCGTTCTACCCGACCAGCGGCATGCGGCTGCTGGCGGCGACCTTCGGCAGCGACATCGTGCAGGCCGGCGCGGCGGGGATCCTGACCCCGGTGATGGCGGCCCCCACCACCAGCGCCTCCGGCGGCGTGCTGGCGGCGGCCACCTACTCCTACCGGATCAGCGCGATCAACGCCAACGGCGAGACCACCGCCGCCGTGGCGCAGACCATCGCGGCCCTGGGCAGCTCCTCCAGCAACATCCTCACCTGGAGCGCCAGCGCCGGCGCCACCGGCTACCGCATCTACGGCCGCACGGCCGGCGCGGAGCGGCTGATCGCCCAGGTGGGCGCGGTGCTCACCTACACCGACACCGGCCTGCAGACGCCCACGTACGCCCCGCCGGCGTCCAACACCACCAGCGGCGGCAACATCCACACCATGACCCCCAACGAGTCGGGGATCACGCCGCTGACCGTGGAGAAGGCGCTGGCGACCCTGACCAGCCAGCAGTACACCGGCTGCCTGATCAACAAGGCCGCGTTCAAGATGGCGACCAACGCGCCGGTGAAGGTGGACTACGACATCATCGGCCAGGTGGACGCGCAGATCGCGCCCTCCACGCCGTCGTACGTCGCCGACACCCCCTACGCGCTGGCCAACATCGCGGTGAGCAAGTTCGGCCTGGCCGATCCGAACGTGCATATGCTGGACTTCGAGATAGACAACGGGATCAAGCCGGTCTATACGTTCAGCGGCCAGCGGTTCAGCACGCTCAACTACTCGGGCGCGCGCAAGATCGTGGGCAAGATGACCACGATCCTGCAGTCGATGACCGACTACAACAACGCCATGGCCGGCACGCCGGGCCAGCTGGTGGTCACCCTGACCCAGGGGGGCAGCAGTTGCACCTTCACCCTGCCGAAGATCGTCTGGGGCAAGCCGGCGCAGCCGCTCAAGATCGGCGAGCTGATCTACCAGGAGATCCCGTTCACCGCCTACTACCTGCCCGGCACCCCGTACGACATCCAGGCGGTGGTGGTCAACAACGTGCCCACCGCCTACTAGGTCCCCGCGCCCGCGCCCGCATCCCGGTATGCGGCGCGGCATGGACGCGCGTCCCGTCCCCCCCATCCCGCCGGCCCGGCGCGCCGGGCCGGCCCACTCCAGGAGGAACCACCATGGGCTACAAAGCCAAGGTCTCGGCGATCACCGCCCGCGTCGATCTGTCCGAGGGCTACGGCGCCACCGTGCGGCTGCTCGCCAAGCAGGACGAGGACGCCTGCCAGGCCGCGCTGCTGGGCGGTGCCCGGACCACCGGCCAGTACGTGGCCGAGGACGGCGGCAAGGGCAGGACGACCCTCGATCAGTCGCTGAACAACGCCGCCTACACCCGCGAGCTGCTGACTCGCGGCATCGCCTCCTGGGACCTGGACGACGAGGCCGGCGCGCTGCTGCCGATCGACGCCACCACGGTGGAGCTGCTGAGCGGCCGCGACGCCAACGCGCTGGTCAAGGCGATCAAGGACCTGAACACGCCGCCTGATAAAAGCCCTGCGCCGACGGCTTAGCGAGCGCCTCCACAACACGATGAAGGGGTACGGCGACCCCTACCCGGCGGACGGGGACCTGCCCTTCTGGGAGTTCTACACCCTGGCGCGGGACTTCGGCTGGCGCTGGTCGGACTACGTGGGCACGCCGCAGCCGGTGGTCGACTACCTGACGCTCTACCACAGCATCGAGGCGCCGCTGCGCGCCCAGGCCCGCCAGCAGCAGGGCCAGTAGGGCCGCCAGCACCCGGGAGGTCGCGGCATGGATCTGACCACCGAGGTGCTGGAGATCATCATCCGCGCGCGGGACGAGGCGTCGGCGCAGTTCGACCACCTGGCCAACAGCGTGGACGGCGCCGCCGCGCGCATCAACGGCGTGCGGGCCGGCTTCGCCGCGATGGGCGCCGGCGCCGCCCTGGCGATCGCCGCCAGCATCAAGGCCGCCGCCGATTTCCAGGACATGACCCAGAAGGTGCAGAACAACACCACGATGACCGCCCGGGACCTGGCGACGATGCGCGCGGGCATCCTGCGGCTGGCGTCCGAGGGCAACACGCCGCTCAAGGAGCTGAGCGACGGCTTCATGCACATCAGCAACCTCGGCTTCAGCTCGGCGCAGGCCACGGACATCCTGCGCCAGGCGATGCGCTCGGCGTCCTCCACGGGGGGCGACACCGCCAAGGTGGCCGAGACGCTGGCGCTGCAGCTCCACGAGTTCGGCCTCAAGGCGGGGGACGCGGCGCGGGTGATGGACACCCTGCACTTCGCCGCCGCGCTGGGCAACTCGACGCTCGAGCAATTCGTGGGCACCACCAGCAAGGCGGTGGCGACCGCCGCCAACCTCGGCGTGCCGCTGCGGGACGTGGACGCCGCGCTGGCGGCCCTCTCGCGCCACATGCCGCTGGCCGAGGCCTCCACCGCCCTGGCCGGCGCGATGGACAAGATCGTGAACCCGAGCAAGAGCGCGGCCAAGGAGCTGGCGCTGCTGAGCGAGAAGACCGGCATCGACCTGGTCCACGACTTCACCCAGGCAGGCCTGCACGCCAAGGGGCTGTACGGCGTGCTGGACGATCTCCGGCGCGCCACCGGCGGCAACGTCACCGAGCTGTTCAAGCTGCTCCCCGCGCTGCGCGGCGGCCGCGCGGCGATGATCCTGACCGGGACGGGCGCCGCCGACTACCGCGAGATCCTGGCCAAGCTGGGCCTGACCATGTCCGGCACGCTGACGCCCACCGCCGACGCCTGGGCGCGCAGCCAGCAGACGCTGGCCTTCCAGACCGGCAAGCTGGCCAACAACATCCACGTCGCGGCGATCAACATCGGCACCGCGTTCCTGCCGGTGGTGACCGCGGCGCTGCAGGCGGTCGTGCCGCTGGTGCAGCGGTTCGCGGAGTGGACCGGTCACAACGCCAAGCTGGCCGCGACGATCCTCTCCGTGGTGGCCGTGGGCGGGCTGCTGCTCGGCGGCCTGACGGGCCTGGGCGTGGTGATGACCCTGGTGGTGCCGGGCGCCGGCCTGCTGGCGGGGGCGATCGGGGCGATCGCGGCGCCGGTGCTGCTGGTCGCCGCCGCCGCCGGTGCGCTGTACCTGGCCTGGCGCGACGACTGGGGCGGCATCCGCGAGGCCACG